ATATCAGATTTGTAGGGAATTCAAAATGGTTAAAAGCAGAGGGAATCTGTGGTGGATCATCCCCCTGCAAGCCTAATGTATAGACTATTTTTTAGGTAATGTAAAGCCTTTATACCATGCTGGTAAACCTATAAAAGGTCTTTTATCAAATGCATTTTCTTTAGCTAGTTTAGAACCTTTTCTATTGTAATGTAAAAAAACTTGTCCACAGTCTTCACCAATAAATTCTTCTCTCCAATGTTCTAAATCACAACCAGAATATATTAACATATCACCTGGTTTAAGATCTACTTTAATTCCAGCTTGACCTTTTTTACCAGTTGGATCTAGATATATTGGCCATGGGTCCCCACCTAGATTTAATGTAGTAGATATTTCACATGAGTACCTATCTTTATGTCTAGCTAGTACATCTCCTTTTTTATAAATTCTTGCATAAGAGTAAGTCTCACTTAATTTTAATTTAGTATGTTTCTCCATTATAGGTTTTACTTTTTGTAATAGTGTTTCCATTACCATATCTCCATAATGAGAATAAGTATTTGGAATTTGTGAATCATTCCATATTCCCCAGTATTCTGTAAATGGAGATATATATTTTTGATCAAATAAAAATCTAGCTACCTTTCTTTTATTTAAAAAATAAGCGTAACAAAAGTCAGCCATTTCTTTATTAATAACTCCTTTTAAAATTTGGTATTTATTTGTTTTGAATGACATTTAATACTCCTTTCGGTATAGCTTGACAGTTAAAATGTATAAACCTAAATGGTTCGTACCCCATATCAACTATGTATTGATGAGGCATATAAGATGGAAAAAATATTATACGACCAGGTATAACTTTATAATGCACTTGACTAGATGCATAAGTTATTTTTGTTTTATCTTTTTCTGGTAATAAATTCATTATGTTGCCTGGTCGCGGGTCCTCGAACAAAGGTAATGAAGTCTTTTCACTAGCTTTTAAAAAATAAAAACCAGATATATGACCATTCCAATGAGTGTGTAAAGTATGGTGTCCACCACCTTTTTTAGCAAATTCTTGTACCCATAGTTCAGTAGTAAACAATTGATAATTCGTTAGATCAAAACCCATTTCACTCAATAAGTTATATGATGTTGCTCCTATATAATTTTGTAAATCTAAAAAGCTACGATCACCGATTAAAGTTGTTGAATGAAATACATGACCCATATCTCCTTTGTCACCGAATTCTTTATTACGTTTATCAATATCTTTTTTTAAATTTTTCTTTGCTGTTTCTATGTAAGAATCAGATGCTTTATTTAAATCTTTAACAAATTCTGGTGCATCAGCATACCAAATAGGACATTTAAAATATTCTTCTAATTTTAATTGTTGCGGATAAGATGCTTGATCTTTTTTTTGTTTTCTTTGTTTTTGTTTTAATTTTTTATTTTTCATTTATAGGGCCATCCTAAATTCCATATCACTAAACTATATCTTGATCCTTTTTTAACTGGACATACTCTATGCCATACAAAACCAGGAAATACAACTAAAGAACCTTTAGGCAATATTTCTGTACACTTTCTAATATTAGGTTTTTTATCTGGATCCATGTTTCTAAAATCAAATTCTAATTCCCCACCTTTATAGTCTTTTGGATCTGATAGAGTTACTGTTACGGATAATTTTCTAATCTTACCATTTGATGGATCACCTTGTTGTCTTTGATATGGTTTATCCCAACNATCACAATGNCAATCATAGTATTGACCTTTNTTATATTTTGTAAATTGACATGCTTCACTAAAATCCCATTGAAAATTCCAACCAGCACTAGCATTTGCTTCATGAATGTATGGTTGTATTTCCTTATATATCCATCTATCACTCATCCAAACAATATCTGAATCTCTTTTCTTTTTTAAATCTTTTATCTCTTTTTGATTTAATTTTTTATTACCATAACCACCTGTCACTGCTATTTGATCTTGTAAAGATTTTCCATACTTAACAATTTCATCACAAATTCTGTGAGGAATTGCTGATTGAAAATACCAATAATAGTTTGTAAGGTTCATATGTCTTTATACATATGTTTTATCTTAATTTAAAGGGAGAGTAAAGAAAATTAACTAAGTGTTAATATTCCATTAACTGTAAATGTAGCTACTTTATAACTTCCTGCAGGGGACGGTAAAGTTGCAACTGAATTAGTGCCCGGTGAAACTGAGACTCCGGAACATGAAGGTGCTCTTATAATTACAATTCCTGGTCCTCCAGTACCACCACAAATACAAGTTGGAATAGGATTATTTCCTGCACCACCTCCACCACCGCCGGTATTAGCTGTTCCAGGTGTTCCATTACCACCAGGTCCTCCGGCTGCACCACCGCCGCCTGATCCACCAGCTCCAGTTGATCCAGTTCCTGAACCACACCATCCTCTAGATCCTCCTCCACCACCTGCTCTTGCTACAGGAGAATTTGTAATACTTGAAGTTGCACCAGCACCACCTGCTCCACCATTAGATTGACCGGGAGTTCCAACAGCACTTGCTCCACCACCTCCAGCTGCGTTAGTAGTCCATGGCGCTGTACCACCTGGGTTACCTTGAGGGGGACTTGTAGGAGGAGTATTACCAGCTCCAAAAGCAGTACCCCCTCCGTGTGCACCACCTCCTGAACCTCCTGGTCCATTATTGGGTGCTCCACCTCCACCGCCACCACCAGTTGATGTAATTTTTGTACTACCTTCTACACCTGATGGATAAAAAATTGAATCGGTTCCTTTTTCACCATAATAATCAGTCGGGTTTTGTCCTCCAGCTCCACCACCTCCAATTACAACTGGGTAAGCTCCTAATTCAAGAGCTAACGCGGAAACACAATTATTAGCCGGTAAACCAATTGAATAACATCCAGTTGCTTTACCTGATGATTCTCTATAACCACCAGCACCACCACCTTCACCTCTATCCCAAGTTCCACCACCACCTCCGGCTACTACTAAATAATCTATATCATATGTAAATGCAGACCCATCTGGCCATGTATTTTGTTTTCGTGCTTGAAATACACTTTGCATTGACCACACACCACTTGCTTTGTCTAATTGTTTTACGATAACCATTCCTGAACCACCAGCACCTGAAGCGCCTCTAGTATTTTCACCAGCTCCACCACCGCCACCAGTGTTTGCAGTTCCTGATCCTCCTGCAGGAGTACCGGGACCTGAACCAACTCCACCACCCCCTGGTCCAGCTAATCCACCAGCTCGACCACCAGGGCCGTCGCCAGCTCCGCCGCCACCACCACCATAAACTCCTGAATTTGGTAAACTTACTCCTGGATATAAAGGACTTACATCTTTTCCACTTCCACCTGGTATTCCGCCATTATTACCACCTGGTCCTGGACTTACTGAATCACCTGGAGCGGCACCACCGGCACCGCCGCCGCCTCCGCCTCCTAAACCAGCTACACAAGAAGGAACGTTTGGTGGGCTAGTAGATGCAGAACCATCATTTCCTTGACATGCTGTTCCGCTACCTCCAGTATTAGGTCTTAAGTTTCCCGCACCACCACCTGAACCTCCAGGTCCACCGGGTCTACATGGATTTGTCCAAGCTCCGCCACCACCTTTACCACCACCAACAGCAGTTTGAGTTCCACATGCTGCAACTAAAGTTGAATCTGTGCCTTTAACACCACATGCACAACTAGGTTGTGCTGCTCCGCCACCACCAACAGTAATTGGAATAGGTCCACATACAGGAATAGCAGTAACACATAAAACTCCACCAGCTCCTGCTCCACCTCCAACATCACCTCTACCACCACTTCCTCCTCCAGCAATAATAGTTGCTGAAATAAACCTAGTTCCTGGTTGCATTGTAAGTGTAGTTGAACCTGTAGAGGTTGTTGTAGTAACTCTGCACTTCCCGAAAGAAGTTTTATTTACTTTACCGATTATACCGCCATTTGATCTGGCCATTTGAGTCTCCTATTCGGACACCCAAGCTGAACCATTCCAATTATAAACTGTTTTTGGATCTGAAGTGTCGTTTGATTTTGTAGCTTGCCAACCTGTAGAGTTGTCAGCTTGATATTTTGTTTCGTTCCAAGAAATATTATATCTCCATACACTTGGATCTTCACCATCATCAGTTATTGATGGGTATGTAATGGGAGATTGCCAATCATCGCTTGCATCTAAAGACCATGAAGCGTAAGGTTGTGGTGAAAGAAATTTATCTTTTACTGAATCGTAAACATAACCTTTACCACAATATTGTTTTCTAAAAATTATTATTATAAGAAGTTTGTTTCCAACTTCCACCTTTAAAGAAATTTAAACACCATGTTTCTCCATCAACATGCATGTCATTATCTCCAAGAGTTCCGCCGCCTGCAGCAATATCATTGCCTACAACAACTACTCTTTGTACTACTTGATGTGTATCAGTAGTGTGTCCTGTTGGATCTACTTCTGATTTAAGTTCTGCGAAATGTGCCATATTTATACTCCTTAAATTTATATTTTATATTTTAATTTTAACTTATTGTCAACGTTCCAGATGCTGTAAATTTAAGTACTGTACATCCTCCAGCAGGGCCTGGTAATGTTGATTTACATCCTCCTGGTGTTACACTAAATGTAGGTCCTAAAGGTCCAGGTGCTCTTAATACTACAACTCCTGGTCCACCTGTTCCTCCAGTATTAGCTCCGCAGCCACCACCACCTCCACCACCACCTGTGTTAGTTGTTCCTGCTACACCATTAGAACTAGCATTTGCTCCTCCTGCTCCACCACTTGTTCCACCGGCAGGACTTGTTCCACCAGTTCCAGGTTGAGAAGGTGAAGTTTGTGCACCACCACCGCCACCACCAGCGTAGGACACTGCACTTCCTGTAATTGAATTAGGTAATCCAGCTCCACCATCTCCTGAATTTGTAGATCCACATCCACCACCTGCTCCAACTCCACCAGCTCCACCACCGCCACCAGCTCCGTTATAAGAAGGATTCATTCTACCTCGACCACCATCATTTCCTTGAGATGGACTTGTTGGTTGAACATTACCTGATGGTGCAGGATGAGGATTTCCATCATTGGCAACACCTCCGCCTGATCCTCCTGGAATACCAGCAGTTGTTGCAGAGTCTGTTCCTGCACTACCAGCTCCACCACCACCACTTGTAAATATATATCCAGCTGTTGAATCTGTTCCTGATGATCCTTTACCACTTGAAGAACCACCAGCTCCACCACCACCAACTGTAATAGCGTTTGGTCCTGGACTTAAAAATACTTTTGTACCGCCTGGAAAAGATGTTCTATATCCTCCAGCTCCACCACCACCAGCGTAGTTAGATCCACCACCTCCACCACCTGCTACTACTAAATAATCAAATGCTACACCACATCCTGTGTCTATAATATTTAAATTTGTTGATGCTTTAAATTGTGCTATTTGGTTTGATCCATCTGGAGAAGTTACTGGTGCACATNNACTACATGTTGTAAAATAAATTCCTGCGCTTCCTGATGTTCTNGCNACCACGATACCTGGACCACCTGCTCCTGAAGTTACTCCTCCTCCAGGTCCATTGTCATTTGCAGCTCCACCACCGCCACCTCCAGTGTTTGGTGTTCCTGCGGTTCCAGCACTTGTTGAAGGAGCAGTATTTGATTTACCACCTGCACCTCCACCACCAGCTCCACCAGCTCCAGGAGAAGCAGTTTTTCCATCACCTTGGGCTGCTCCACCTCCACCACCAGCGTATGTTGTAGCACATGCTAAATTTAAAATATTGTTTGGTGCGCCTGCACCTCCAGCACCACCTGCACTTGGAGGAGCGTTACTTCCAGCTGCTGTAGCTCCACCACCTCCACCACCAGCAAAAACTCCTGGAACAGTTCCTTCACTAAATCCACCTCCACCAGGGTTACCTTGTGGGGGATCCGTTGGAGGAGTGTTACCAGCACGACCTGGAGGGCTACCTGTAGTAGCTTTACCACCACCAGAACCACCAGCATTTCCTGTTCCTCCTGATCCTCCACCTGCGGATGTAATTGTTGAAAATATTGAATTATTACCATCATCTTGGCCCGTACCAGCACCACCAGCACCACCACCCCCTACTGTAATTGCATATGTCCCTAAACCTAAACTTAACGCACACCCTTGTAATGGACTTGGACCATATCCTGATGCACGATAACCTCCGGCACCACCAGCACCACCTGCTCTGTTACCTGGAGCTCCACCACCACCGGATCCACCACCAGCGACTACCATATAATCTGTTGTTATTATTCTTGAAGGCCATGTGCCACTTTCTAATTGATCAAATTGATCATTCATACTCCAGACTCCTGAAGCTTTATTTAATTCTTTTACTATAACTATTCCTGAACCACCATTACCACCTTGTGTTGGAGAAGCTGGATGTAATGTTCCTCCACCTCCACCGCCAGTAAAACAAGTAGCATTTCTTCCTGGTTGTGTTCCAGAGGTTCCATCACCTCCACCACCACTTCCTCCAGCTCCGGCTGATTTACCAGAACCTGCTCCACCGCCACCACCACCGGCAAAAACTCCACACTCACCACTTCCTGTTCCAAAGTCTGGACTAAAATCTGTTCCTGCACCACCTGCTCCACCTTGTGTTGCTCCTGGAGGAGCACTACCCGCTGCTGCGTGTCCGCCACCACCTGCTGCTGTACAATTAGTACCACCTGCTGCAGCTGGACCACCTGGATTACCTTCTGGTGGACTATAACAACCTGTATTACCTGCTCCACCTGCTCTACAGTTTACGTTTGAACCGGGACCACCACCAGAACCTCCTGCTGCTCCAGTTCCTTGTGCATCTGGTCGGCCTCCGCCACCACCTCCACCACCTCCACTGGTTGAGTATGTTGTACCATCAACTACGATTGAAGAAGTGCTACCTGAAGTACCTACATTTTCTGGACTCGTTCCTGCTCCACCACCTCCGACAACAACAGCTCCTAAAGCGGTATTTCCACATACAGGTAATTCTAAATTTCTTGCACCTCCAGCTCCACCACCACCTGAACGAGATCCACCACCTCCAGCTCCACCACCTCCAGCAACAATTAAAGTTTTAATTAATCTTGTTCCAGATTGAGTTGTAACTGCACTAGGTGTGTTGGATGTTCTAACGGTTTGTGTATTTTTACCAAAAGACGTTGTGTTAGTAGGTCCAATTATTCCGCCATTGCCAGCCATAATTTAAACCTCCTAAGCGTCGTCTAATACTTCATATGATATGAATAAGTCTAGATGCCCAGTAGCGCTTGCGCCACCTTTAAGTATGTCGCCTTCCATTAAATAAATCGGTGTATCCGATAAAACTAACGTTGCGTCAGCAGGAACCGAAACTGTTTTTGCTATATAAACTGTGGCACTAGCACCTGTGCCAGCAAATCCTGTTGCTCCAGCAGTTGTTAAACCATCAATATATAAATTAACATCAGCTGCATTTGTTCCATCAACATTTGCTACTGTAATTCTATTAATTTTTACAATTTTGTCTGCAGCAACTGTTGCTAAAGTTGCAGTTAATGTGTTAGATAAATTCCAACCTAAGTTTCCACCTAAAATATTTGATACTGCTACTATATTTGGGTTTGCCATAATTTAATTCCTTTTTGTTTCTTACCCGAAAATCATTGCCATTGCAATAGCTTTTCCTGTTGTTATACCAAAAGTTGAGGTTGCTGTCCACTGTGTAGTTCCAGCGCCATCGGTTGTAGTTAGAGCATAATCTGCCCCTCCAGCCACGGCTCCTGGTAATGTAATAGTGTAAGAACCACTAACTGTTGAGGGTGCATCTAAACCAACATATGCTGATGTATCTGCGTCCCCTAATTTTAATGCATTATTGTTAGCTAAAGTTATCTCTGATGAAAGAGCCATCATATCTACAAGATCAGGGTTTGTTCCATCATTAGCTGTTGCATAAATAATTTTAGTTCCTTTATCTGCAGCCGTCCAAGTTACACTTCCTCCTGAACCTGAAACATATTTAAATTGAAGTGTATAAGCACCAGAAGTTGAATTTTTAACAATATAAAAAGTTTGAACATCAAGAGGTATTGTTACAACTCTGGCTCCAGAAATCGAGCCTGTAAATTCTATAACTCTATGTGAAAGAGTTGCTCCAGTAGATCCATCTGATACAGCAAGAGCTGTTGGTGTCCCAGAATCTGTAACTGCTTGCGTAGCGTATCCACCAGCAAATTGTTCTATGATTTCTAAGTTTGTATTTGTTTTTGTTCCCCATGTACCGGCATTTTCGCCAGTAGCCATTTTTTCTACGCCGAGAGGTGTATATGTTGATGATGACATCTTTAATTATCTCCTAGTTAATTGGTTTATATTGTTTATTTAGTTTTAAGTCAAACATAATTATGAAGCTACTTTATCGGTATATGAAGCGCTAGTTCTAGGTGTCTTCTTGCTATATGAGGCGCTAGTTCTAGGTGTCTTATTACTATATGAAGCACTCGTACGAGGATATAATTC